CTTCTACCAGCTTTTTCAGCCAAGTATATCATATCAGTTAACATTTTATTTCTATTTTTCGTAGACAATGATAACAAACCATGTAACCAATTAACTTGCATTAATTTACTTTGTGCAGTTTGTGGTTGACTTGTTTCAGCAAAAGTAGCTCTTATATTTATTACAGCTTCCTCAGGTGTAACATTTCCTATATCCACTCCTTGTGCTTTTAATTTAGTAATCATATCTAAATATTTTTTCTGCTCATTTTCATTAAACTCCTCTGCAGTTTTAGGATAATCTTGATGTCTACGTTTCCAACCTTTAATTCCATAGAATTCTACAAGATCATCAACATATGAACCTGTTGCTTTTCCCAATCTTGCAGAAGAACTACTTTTATCCTTTGGTTCATATTTCAAATTATCAAATTTGCTATTGTCATTTGCTTTTATTTGTATTTCATATTTTTTATTATTAGCAGTATCTTTTATACTTATCATTGTTTCTTGTGTTTCTAAAGAAAAAGAACCAGCCGTTGTAGGTAATTTTAATTTTCTTCTACCCCTTTCTGCCTGTTTTTCTGTAACAACACCAGGTCCAAACTTACATTTACTACCTTCATAAGACATTTCAATAGCTTCTATACCCTTAAAAAAATCTTCAGTTACGTTAACTAATTTCCATTTTGCAACTTTACCAGATACTTTTTTTAATGATATACCTATTACTTCTTTCTTTTTAAATAATTCTCTAAAAATATCATTGAATTGAGTTAAATTTGCCATTACAACACCCTCTTTCTTACTGGTTGTAGGACCTTTCATTGCTTCAATTATTTCTTTTCTATGTTTTGATTCATTTTTTAACAACCAAATATCTGCAGGATCCCAATTATCTTTTTTAGCTATTTTAAATTCGTTCTTGACATAATCACCAACCCAATCCATGAATGTATCTGTTTGATCATACCATCCAGACATGAAACCTTTGGTTGCACCACGTGTAAACACGGTAAAATTAGGATCACCTATTTTTTTCAATAGAGTATCATTTTGTTTATAAAAATTATCTACCCAATCACCTTCCATTAATGAAAGCTCAGCTTCTTCTTTATTTTTAATTTTACCTTTGCTTGCTTTAATCCATATATTAACTATTTCATCGTAAGTTGTCTTATCTTTAAATAGAGATCCTACATTTTGAAACCTTACGTTATCTTGGATAGATCTTTTAAATACCCATGCTGAAGCTAATTCCTGCATGGCAGTCATTGTTGTGGCATCTACCTTTGGAGCAAATAACTTTGCCATTCCTTTTACTTTTTGAAGTATTTATTTATTATGTCTATCTGATCTTGATATTTGGCAATCATATCTAACTCCCCTTCAATTGCCTCTACAATATTTGAATGTTCTCCAATACCCACAGGGTTTGCAAGATATACTTCAATGTTTGCTTTGTGTTTAGCAATATCACCTTGTGCATGTGCTAATAATGCTTTGATAAGTTGTTCTCTCATAAGTCACCCTCCTTACGATTTTCTGATCGGTAAACATTAAATTCACCGCCAGGATATCTTTTCTTTAGTTTATCTATATTCATTTCTATGATCTCCTCTGGTGATGTGTCTAATGCAATACAAGCTTGAATAAAGTACCACATCACATCACCCAACTCACGTTTTAAATGAAATAGGTTTTCATCATTTACTGGTTTACCTTGAAACATTATCTTTTTTATAATCTCAGTAAACTCACCAGATTCAGCACATAACCCCAAAGCTGCTGTCAACATTCTCTCTGTGGGAAAGTCTTGATAGTATAGATCTGCAATTCTTGATGTAAACGCATCACCATTTTTACTTTCATCAGATGTAACTGCATTAACAAAATGTGCGTACTTTTTTAAATCAACTTCCTTTGTGTAAGAAATTTTGGGTTGTTGATTAGTGTGTGTTTCGTAATCTCCAGACATAATTAGATTTTGTATGAATTGCTCTGAGGTAATTCCTCCATCTCAGGTTCGAAAGGAAGTCTTTCTTTTGATTTAGGTAATCCTCTTTGACCTGGTAACTCACCTTCATACTCTGCATTTATGTCAACAATATGTGGTGGTAAAGGTTTTGGAGCGTTTATTTTTCTATAAGTAAATTTTTCATTTTGATACTCTGCGTGTAACTCCACAGTTCTAATCGCATATTGTTCATGACTGCAATCACAATACTGCTCACCCTTCTCATCAAATACTCTGTAGAAAGGGTACATATGATCAGATATACGACCAGAATGTAAATTTGACATAATTTACTTTGTAAGATAAAGAATTATAAGACCAGGAATTATGATAAAAAACTGTGGAAGAAAATTTAAGATAATTGCTCGTTCTCCTGATTTAAAACCAACATAAACCCATCCAGCAGCACCAATCATTTGTAGTATACTATTCCATGGAGTCCATCCCATAACATGAAAAACCATGGCAATGAGAATTACTGTGGCACTAGACCATTTAACTCTTTGAACTATCAAAATTTAAATTCAGCAAATGACTTTTTAGTTATTTTATCATCTGTATTATACTCTTCTTCACTACCATTGTCAAGAATATCATTCTGAGCCTTTTGCTCACAGTCATATAATCTCATTTTTGCACGATCTACACCAATAACAAATCTCTTGAAAATGGTCGGATCATTATATCTGTTCTTCAACTGTTTGACCATGAGTTGATTTAACCCCTCAAGTTCTTCCGTAGTAATAAGAGCAAACATAAGATCAGCAGTGGCAGGAAGACCGAAGGATTCAGAAGTGTCAGTGAGATCGACATCACTAGAAGCAAAACCAGAACGAGTAGTCTGAGTGGCGGAGACGATAGGTACATTAGTTTCAACTGCAAGACCACGGAGTTCTTCCGCAATCGCTTTAATATAGGAGTAAGAATTGACATTTGAACCAGCTCTATAACGTGACGATGCACATATATTTAAATAATCTACAAATATTATATCAGGTTTAAAAGATTTTTTCAATGATAATTCATTTAACAAAGTTTTGAAATGACCACTATGTGCAGATGCTGTGGGGTATTCCTTAATAATTAAATGACCCTGAGTCTTTTTAGATACAGCAGTCACTTTGTTTTCAAACATTGTTTTAGGCAAATCCGATAGATTTTGAATAGAAACATCTAAGAGGTTTGCGTCAATTCGTTCAGCAATTTTTTCTTCTGCCATCTCCATTGTAATATAGAGTACGTGTTGTTGTCAAAAGAAACTGAAAGGGCATCTGATAGTATATTTGGTATAGCATCACGATTCTTTTTTTCATCATTTCCATCTGCAATGTGAATTGATTCCATTAATGCAAGATAGATTGCTCTGTCACGACACCATTTTTCTGTAGAATCAAGCAACCATTGTTTATCCACAGACGATTCTGTAAGAGATAAATTTATCTCTCTAATACCTTTAACTTCTTCATCAGTTAAATCAGTTCGATTGTCAACCTCAATATTTAGTGCTTCAATCGTTATGGATGATCCATACTTTACAATGAAAGATGTTATCTCCTCAAATATTATTTTTTCTTTTCTGTTCTCAAAGAAATCAGGTTCAATAAAAGGAATTACTTTGCGAGCATACTCTTCATTAAAAACAAGATTCTGTAGAATAGTTGTTTCAAGCCTTTCCATAACTAAACTGTTCTGTGGCTATATCGTCTAACTTTTTCATTATATCACTTGTAAAATATTTTTCTGGTTCTGCGTAAATATTTTTTGCATATATCTTTTTACCATCTATTTCATATCTACCTGCAACATTCTTCCATAGACCACCAATCTCTCCAAGATCAAGAAGACCATAGTATCTGTCAAGACCTCTCTCATCATAGTAAAGTCTTATTTCGACTTGTTTGTTTTCTCTACTGAGTCTACTTTTAGCCGTCTTAGCTTTAATAATGTTTCCAACAACTTCTGTCTTATCCTTTTCCTTTTTCTTGCTGAGATAAATGATTGTAGACGCGGCATATTTGAGGCCACTGCCGCCTCCCATTTCTTTAGTTGGGATATAAGATCCGATGACATCATAAGTGTGATTTGTAACTATGAGTGGTATGTTTGCTTGACCAAGTTTTAATGTAAGCATGCGGAATGCACCTTTAACAAGTTGCGATTTAGTCATGTCACGAACCTGTTTATCATTCAACGCATCGGTTATTTCCTTT